TGCCCGGACTGCAACGTTGCCTGTGAGGAGGCGACGACGCACAATCCCCAGACAGCGGCGTTTGACGGTGGGGCGTGTCCGTCGTGGGAATGCCCGGAGTGTGGCAGACACTACGTTCGGGAGGGTGATGAGGAGACGTATGCGCTGGACCTGTATGACAGAGGGTAGTGTGCAACAAGTGGTAAAGACGTAAGTAGGTGGCTTACAATGTGTTGTACATGGGGTCAGACAAGCGCATACCCTGTAGCACTGAGACGTTTGAACAACTGCATGAACTGAAGGAATCGCGTGGCGACACGTGGGACCAGTTACTCGTGCACCTGCATGAGTCGGAGCAGGAAGACACTGACACAGAGAACGTGCAACTGGGTGCTGGCTACCAAGAGATCGCTGAGAAGATTGGCGCGGCGATGGACACCGAGCAGATAGACGAAAAGACGCTGGCGGAGTACGTGGCGGACTATCTGGTAGCCGAGGCAGACCTCCCGCGCAAGGTGGCCGAGGAGGTGACGGGGCGATGAGCGACTGGAAAACGCCGGACCACATCCCCGCGCCACTCGCGCACCGGCCCGGCATCACAACGCTGGTGTTTCACGACGGCGTGCGACTCCGAGAGAGTAACGGCAGTCCCGAGGCATGGATTGAGAGCGACCAGCTGTATGAAGTCGATCAATGACTGAGTGCATCTGTTGCGAGGAGCGAGAGGCGGCACCGGGGCGGTATGCCCGGCGGTGTCTCCCGTGCATCTATGAGGTGGTGACGAACGAATGAGTCTACTATGGAAAGAGGTGTACGAGTATCGCCACGCCGACGAGAACGAACTTATCGTACTGAAGCGTCACCGCATTACTGGCAGGCTACGTCAAGTGTGGTATCGAACCAAGCCGGGCTACTTTGACTAGCCAAACCTCTTTTCACACGCCACCCATAGCGTCGGTATGCTTCCCCTACAGAGCGCCGTGGACGTACTGTCACAGAACCCCGAACTCGCTCTCTTGCTTGGCCTCATCCTGCGCGGCGTCCGCGCATGGCAAACCGAACTCTCGTGGTACGAATACCGGACGTTGCACGGCCTTCGGCGCTGGGTGTTTCAGCCGATTGACGACACGGTTATCTCAACAATCAACGAGAAGGGCGGGCGCGACGACGCCGAGTATCTGCGAACCGTGGACGCCAGCGTTCATAAGGTCGCGCGCCAACTCCGCGATGCCGGCGGGTCGCTCCACCTGATTAGCTCAGTCAAGCGGCGACCAGACACGCACGGCGACCCACTCTCTCGCGCACACGTTGTCTGGACGCTTCACGACGGGCAACAGGTTGAGGCCTACCTGTTCGGTAACGACAACGGCACGACGGATGTCTATGTTCACGAGGAGACGAGCGTGGGCGACCCAGTAGGCCACCTGACCGACCCACAGGAGGATGGGGACACACGCGGCATTGTGACGCGGGCGCTTGCGGAGTAAGAGGGCAAACACCTTAGACGGTCGGGATAAAAGACACACGTATGAATTTGAGTTCCGTCGAACGCCTCTTGCTGTCGCTGACGTTGGTGGCGGTGCTTTATCGAATCGTCAAAGACGAGTGGCCCGTTGGCGTGGAGGTGTCCGAATAGATGCCCGACTATAGCCTTCGCATCGGCGGCAAGTCCCTCCGCGTTGCCTCGACAGACGAACCGATTAGTCACGCTGTTGGGAAGCGTCTCGCCGGGAAGACACCACAGACACAGGTGGATAGCGCCGGCAACGCCCGCAGTTACGAGTTCGGTGGGCAAGACCTGACGTTTGACGATCTTCGCGACATCAAGCAGATGCGGGAGTCGGGCGGGCAAGTCGCCCAACTCATGCAGTACAAAGCACTCCTGAACTTCGGCGAGGGGGCGGAGTTCCACGTTGAAGACAACGAAGCCACGGAGCAACTGGTTGATGGCACGCCCATGACGTTAGAGGAGTGGCTTGAGACGGAGGCATTCCCGCATATTGACCTCTTGACGCTGGACCTCGGCGAAGACGCGCTGTGGTATCCTGCCGCCGTGGGTGAGATACGCGAGAACCAAGTCGGGGGCTTTAGCGAGTTCCTGCCTGCCGAACCGTGGACACTCCTGCCGGAGACAAACAAGCATGGCGAGATTACGGCGTGGCACCAAGAGACGCAACAGCAAGGTGGGCGCGTGACGCAAGTCCTGCCGCCCGAGGAGATTGTGAATATCATTCTCAATCGCCAGAGCGCCCGCGACAAGACCGGGATTAGCGAAGTCCTGCGAAACAAGGACGAAATTCAGGCGTTTAAAGAGAACGAACAGGCGATTAATCAGGCGATTGAACTGCATGGCTTCCCGCAGCGGCACGTCAAAGTCGGGAAGGAAGGCGGTGCCCCGCTTCGAGATAACGACCTTCGGCGTGTCCGGTCAATCTTCGACCCCAGAACGACGGACGCCAACACGGCGTATTTCACCGGGCAGGACGTGGACGTGGACACGCTTGAAGCACAGAACTTTGACTATACCGCCGTTCACGAGATGGATATGCGGAATCTCACCACCGCGTTAGGCCTGCCGCTTGAGGCGGGGAACGTCGGAAGTGACGGCCTCGGGAGTGGCAAGCCTGCCGAACTTCGCTTCTCGATGCTCAAGTTGGCGATTAAGGCGAACCAGCGGTCCTTTAGCCAGCAGTTCGTCAAAAAGGTCGTGACGCCGGTCGTGCGGGACTACTCGCCGTTTGACCACTCGGCCACAGTCCGCATGGAGATTGACGACCCGCTTGAAGATATTGGCGAGGTGGCGGACCTCATCAACTCCGTGGGTGACTATATGACAAACGCCGAAGCGCGGCGCAAGCTCGACCTGCCCGAACCGGAGGACGAAGAGGTTGCGGAGTCCTACCGCTCGCCGGCAGATATAGAGGCACCCGAGGATAGTGGCGGGCCATTCGACGGCGAGGGTGGCGGCCTGTTTAGCGACCGCGAACTGCAAGACGTAGAGGACATAGACACGGGCGACTATCCCGAGGCGGCGGTCGAGAACGCACAAATGGCGCTGGATGCCAAGGAGGAGACGGGCGACCCGAACGACTGCGGCACACGGGTTGGGTGGGAACGCGCCAATCAGTTAGTCAACGGCGAGGACTTGAGCGAGGACACAATCAACCGCATGGCCGCGTTCGCTCGCCACGAGGACAACAAAGAACAGTCCGATGAGGAGGGGCGGGCCGATTGCGGGTGGATGATGTGGAAAGCGTGGGGCGGCGATGAGGGCGTTGCGTGGGCCGAGGCAAAGGGTGAGGAGTTCGATACTGCCCGAGAGAACAGCGCAGGTGAAACGGGTTTTAGAACCTGCGGGAAGGGCGTCACCGACGACGACATAGCCAACGCGCCCGAGTGGGACCGTCCGCTGTTGGAGATGTATCAGGGCGTCACGAACCCCGAGAGCGACCCGTCTCGGACGTTGGTGTCCTATGCCGAGAGTGACACGCCCGAGTTCGTCCTTGAACGAATCCGCGAGGCAATCATGGACGGGGCGATTTTCAGCGAGTTTGAAGAAATCCCGGGGGACAGACTCATGGACTTGCGGCAGACGCTTGCCGACTCGCTCACGGAACCGGAGGGATTCACGTTAGATTCAATCACGGAGTCGCTCATGGAGTTTGAGAGTGACCTCTCCCGCGACGAGGCCGAACGAATTGCGCGAACGGAGTCCAGCGCCGTGTTGAATCGGAGCAGGGAACTCGGCTACGAGGAACGTGGTGAGGCTGACGCCAAGTTCTACTGGTCGGGCGCAACCCCGGGCGACGACCGCCAGACAGAGGCGTGTGAGTGGCTGATTGAACAGACGAACCCCAATTACGGCGGCGACCCCGTGCTGATGGACGAACTCCGCGACATGGTGGCCGAAGCACCGGAGCACGACGACGATATGCCGGACAACATGGCGCGACCCGATTCTTGGACAGTCCACATTAACGAACGCTCTTCGTTTGTGAAAGCGCCGGGAACATAGCCAAACGCCTTTTCTATTCGCCCGCGTAGGCGTGGGTATGAGCGACTTACAGGCAGAACTTGAGCAGATTGACGGCGTGGGCGAGAAGACGGCCGAGAAAATCATGGCTGTCGTTGCGGAGCATGGCACGCCTGACGACCCGCTACTGGAGAAGGCAAAGACTGCCGCAAAGGAGGAAAACACGCATAAAGCGATAGCATACCTCAAGCGACTGTAGCCACACACTAACATGGAGTGCGGGCGATGTGTAAGGTGTGACCGATACTTCCGACCTTTCGGAGCGGCAACGGGAGGTAATTCACCACCTACCGGCGAACAAACATCATTTAGCCGAGCGATTGAATGTCAAACCAACGACGGCCAAGAGTCACATCGAAGCACTCCGCAACAACGGCGTTGATGTGCAATGGGATCAAGAAAACAGAGTCTATGCACTCGCCGACGAACAGAAAGTCCGGCGTGTCTCAACCAAGCACACCGGGAGTAAGACACGCGAGGCCAACAATTTCATCACCGAGGTAGAGCGCACAATCCTGCGGCGATTGCAAGGCACGGAGGAGCTTATCCAACCGCAAGCCCCGGAGCCGGGCAATGAGGATATTGTGCTGCATATCACGGACCTTCATATCGGGGACGTGGTAGAAGACGAACACGGCACCGAGATATTCAACACCGAGATAGCCCAAGCCGTCATGGACCACATCACCTCAAAGGTGTTAGACCTCCGGGCGACGATGGGGTCGGTTGCGGACTTTGACACGCTCCACGTGCTCTATGGCGGCGATATGGTGACGAACGAAAACATCTACGACGGGCAGGCGTTTGACATTGAGAGTATGCTGGCGGACCAAATGACCGCCGCCGTAAACTCCATGGCCAAGCAAATCAAGAGCCTTGCCCCGGCGTTCGATAGCGTGAACGTGGTGGCTATCCCCGGTAATCACGGTAAGACACGCGCGAGCGGCGTTTCAAAGCAGGCGAATATGGATCTTGTGGCCTATCGGTGGCTTGACGACCGCTTACGTGAAACAGACATTAAAAACGTAGATATGAACGTTGGCGATGCGACATGGCACAAGACGTTTGGCCTGCGTGGTGGGAAGTGGTCGGGGTTTTTGGTGCATGGGCAGGACCAACAGAAACACGTTGACGCGACGGCGGCGAGTTCTCGGGATTGGCGTGGGCACCTAAACAAGTTTGACTTTGACGTGGCGCTGAGGGGGCATTATCATGAGGCACGGATGGAAACAATACAGAATGGTCCAATGGTTGTTGAATCCCCAAGCCCCAAACCCGGCGGCGAGTTTGCAAGTAAAATCGGCCAAGGCCCGGTAGATACGGACAACAAACGACTTGCAACAGTATTTGGGTCAAGCGATAAACGCCCCATGACGTGGAGCTTCTTTATTGACGACGCGGGTATGACTCTCTGAGTTGTGGTGGTCAAACATCCTCCGGTATTCGTTAGTCCACTCGCCCGAGCCAATCTTCGTTATCGGGCGCGCGCCAGACAGCTATTCCTGTCCATGTGAGCAAGGAGAGACACGACGCGGCGAATGTCAACCACAACCCGAGTGACGCAAACGCCGCGATTGATGGGGGATAAAATAGCACGTTGACAAGCGACGAGCGTCGGGTCCATACTGTATCGCTGTCGGCTAACGCCACCATCTTTGTGAGCAACCCAACCGCCGACCCGAGGGCAATTGCGGCGTCTTGCCAGAGTGGGAGTGCGCCGTTCATACAACAAGGTTTACTCGCCAACCGCTTAGTTACCCGTTGTTGGGGCGACGGCGGCGCACGCGCCAATAGTTGAGGCAATCACTAAAGGGGAGAGTCCCGTAGTGGCGCGTATGCCAATGGGAGAGTACGAGGATTTTGACGCGTGTGTTCGTGATAATTCCGACAAGCGCGACCCCGGTGCTTACTGCGCGGCGATTAAGCGACAAATCGAGGGGGCGGCAGCACTCTCGGAGAGCGAGCAAGAGGCAATTCGCGCCAGCGACGACTTTGGCGATAAACTGCTGGAGGAAGACCCGTGTTGGGAGGATTACGTCATGGTTGGGACAAAGACCGTTAACGGGCAAGAGGTGCCGAACTGCGTGCCCGAGGATGAGGCCGACGCGGCCGACATGGCGCAACTCGCCGCCGCCGACGACCGATGCGGCGAGGGGGCAGTCCAAATCGGCGACCGATGCGTGCAGGTTGAGCGTGTTGACGCGCCAGCGTCACTGTTGTCACAACCCCGCATCATGGCGAGTTCGTCGCCACTTGACACGCAACCGATTGAACGCGAGGAACTCAGCGACGGCAAGGTTGCCTACCGTGGCCTGAAACTTATCGACTCGGGCGTGTGGACCGACAGTAATAGCGAGACGCCGACGCTCTACGATAGTCGGACCTTTGAGAACGTCCAACCCAAGCACGAGGGACGTGACGGCCCGCCGGTCAACATTGCCCACGACATTCACAAGGATGGGCCGAACGCGGGCGAACCCCACGAGGCGAGTATCGGCGGGCACATTGACCCCAAGTCACTCGACACCGACGGCGAAGCGCTCTTCGGTGACGTGATTCTTGACACCGACGACGCGGCAGGGGCGTTTGCCGATGAAAACCTCAAAAGCGCGTTGGAGAATGACGGCACCGCCGGCTTCAGCCCGAGTGTCGAACTCATGCCGACAGAACTCCGTGATGCTGACCACCCACGCGCCGAGGAATACGTCGCCGGGGCAGAACTCACCGGGTTGGGGCTAGTCAGAGACCCCGCCAGCAAGAGCGTTGACCTTGCACATGAAACGCAGAACCGCGCCGTGGCAATGGCCGCAAGTGACAAAGACGCTAAGGCGCTCTACCTGCAAGACGACAGTATGAGTTCCGACAAGACGCTAATGGACGCCAACGAGATTCGAGAGACGCTGGATATGTTCGGCTTTGACGGCCTTGACGAAATGACCGACGACGAGGTTATGGACATGGCCGAAGACCTGCATGAAGACCTCATGGCCGACCTTGACGGTGGCGAGGGTGACGAGGAAGAAGGCCAAGAGATGGGTGACTACGAAGACGACGAGGACGAGGACGAAGAGATGGACGAGATGGCCGACGGCGACGACGAAATTGACGCCATGCAGGACCAGCTTGCCAACATGGCCGAGCGGCTTGAGGAACTTGAAGACGCCATGTCGGACACGCTGAGTGAGGGCGACGTGGAGGAGACGCGCGAGGAACTGAGCGCGGCGAAAGACGAAATCGAAACCCTCCGTGAGGAGAAGAAGGAACTCAGCGGGCGCGTTGAGACGCTGGAGGAGATTCCGAAGGATGCGAAGACGCT